TTCTAAGGAAGGCTACAGAGGTTCAGCTACGCATCAATCAGTTCTTAAATTAGCATCGACTACTATACAATCTTATATAGAGTTGTTACGTTTTATTAAAACAGAATGGGAAGAAGTATGTGGTATATCTCGTCAAAGAGAAGGCCAGATTACTTCATCTGAAACTGTAGGTGGTGTAGAACGTGCTGTAGTGCAGTCTTCTATGATAACTGAAATCTACTTTAATAAGTTCGATCAGTTTAAAGAAAGAGAATACCAAGGATTAATGGATTATGCTAAGTTAGCTTGGAGAGATGGTAAAAAAACCTCTTTTGTTTTACCTGATTCTGGTAAGATAGTATATTTAGATGTAGACCCTATTGATTTTACTGAAGCAGAGTACGGAATATTTGTAGCTTTATCTGGTAAACAAGCAGAAAAGAAACAGAAGTTAGAAGCTCAAATGCAAAACTTTATTCAAAATGGAGCTAAAGCTTCTACTATTGTAGATATAATTAATTCTGACTCTTTTGTAGAACTTAAAGCTAAGTTTATATTTGCTGAACAACAAGCAGAGCAAATGCAACAACAAATGGAGCAACAAAAACAACAAGCTGCTGCTCAACAACAAGAACAGATGTTAGCTGCTCAAGATGCTGCAATGGATAAACAACATCAGTATGAATTAGATTTAATAGATAGAAAAGGTGAGTGGGATATTCGTAAAACTGAAATGACTGCCTTTGCTATAGATGAAGGATCTAATGCAGATGCTATTCAAAAGACTGCTGAGTTAGCTCTTAAACAACAGGAACTAGGAATTAAGCAACAAGATTTAGGTATCAAAGACAAGGCTATTAATGCTAAATCTAATGAGGCCGCAATGAAGTTGTCAGTAGAAAAAGAGAAAATGGCTAACGATTTAAAGATAGCTAAGGAAAATAAATCAAGGTAATAAGTGTAAAGATATATATAAGCGTTTCAACAACATGAAACGCTTATTTGTTTAACATCACAATCAGTATTAAGTTTGTGAGGAATAAAAGATATGGAAATAGATAACATAGACTTTGATGATACATCTCTTGGAGAGATGACATCAATCGATGACGTAGTAGACACTACAACAAAAAGTGACGCAGTAACTCCCTCTGCAGATCCGGCAACTCCACCTGTGGATGAAGCTAAAAGTAAAAAGGTAGAAACAAAATCTAAAAAAGCTGCACCAGCTACACCAGTTAATCCTCCTATAGATTCTATAAAGGATGAAAAAGGCGAAACTGATGATTCAGATGCTCCAGAGGAATCTGAAGAGATTGAAGAAGGCTTTATAAAAGGAATCGCTAAAAAGATAGGTATCGAATTAGGTGATGACGAAGATTTTGAAGATTCAGAAGATGGCTTAGTAGCTTTCACACAACGCGCTGCAGATAGTATGGCAGACGCTAAGTTGAATGGATACTTTGCAAGTTTACCTTCTATTGCTGGTGATTTTTTTGATTACTGTCAAATGTTAGGCGAAGACGCTACTGAAGAGAATATAAAAGCATTCTTCAACACAGTTAATCCAGAGATTAATTATGCTGAAGTAGATTTAGATAATACTGATGTACAAAAAGCAGTAATGAAAACCTTCTATAAGAAGATGGATTATACTGATGAGGAAATCAAAGATGCTATTGACGATATGGAAATAGCAGATACTTTGAAAAAACAATCAGAAGTAGCTTCTAAAAAACTAGGTGCAATCCAAACTAAAGAGAGAGCAGGTCTTCTTGAACAAGAAAGACAAGCTGAAACTCAAAGAAAGGAAAACACTAAAGCGTTCTTTGGTAGTATTAAAAATGTAATAGATAGTGGTAAGGTAAATAACTTTACAATTCCTGTTACAGAAAAAAAGGCAATATTTGAATATGACACTCAAGGTGGTCTTATGAAGGATTTAAATGAAATACTTAAAGATCCTACAAGACGCACAGAGTTAAATATTTGGGTAAAAAATAAAGGGAATCTAAATAAATATGTACAAGCTGCTGCTGCCACACAAAAGGCAAATACACTTAGTGCAAAATTAAGAAACTCTGTTGGAACCGGTAAAAACGGTGCTTCTGGTCAAAACGTATCAAACAATTCGATAGACTGGGATAGTATTTAGAAAATTTTAAAAAAACAACAATAAATAAACATGGCAAGATTAATAACATCTCAAACATGGAATGAAGAAATGAAAACTAACGATGCTTCTTTAGCACGTCAGTTGATGCTTCAACCAGACAAGTTAACTCCGGTATTAACCTATTTAATGGGTTACGAGGACAACCGTTTCCCTCTTCACGTTTTATCAGAAGGAGCTCGTTCTACAATGGAAATTGAAGGTGACGAATTCGAGTATGATGTAATGGGTCGTCTATTCAAAGCTGTTCCTTTAGCTGCTGCAGTAACTACTGCTAATGCTGGTGCTGGATTCAGTTCATTTATTATCAATTTTACTGAGGGTATTTTCCCTAACAAGTACACAATTATTTCTCCACGTAATTACCATTTAGTAATCACAGATCGTAAAAACATCGGTGGTGTATGGCAATATACTGTAAAAATCGCTGGTGCTAAATCTGCAAGTGAATTTATTCCTGCAAGTGAATTAGCTGCTGGAGCTTTATATTCATTGGGTTGGTACGCTGCTGCATCTTGGGGTTCAAGAGGTTCAGAGTCTACTACAACTAGTTCTCAAAAAGTAAGGGGAGATGTTTCTACTATCCGTAAATCTTACGCTTGGGAAGGTAATGTAAAACAACGTAGTGCAAAAGGTATCGCTTTACCAAATAAAAATGGTGGTGAAACTCAATTATGGTGGTCAACTGAAGAATGGCAACATCAATTATCATTCCGTAGAGAGTGCGAATCTAACTACTGGTATGAAACTTCAAACCGTGATCAATTTGGTCAAATCAACGAAAGAGATGAAGAAGGTAATCCTATCATCCGTGGAGCTGGTTTATTAGAGCAAATCCAAAACAAAGACACTTACTCAGAATTGACTGCTGAAAAAATTAAGCAAACAATTCGTGATGTGTTCTTCGGTATGAGCGATGCTCAAAACAAACAAATCACTTTGTTTACTGGTACAGGTGGACGTGATGCATTTGATCAAGCAATGAAGTCTGAGTTATTAGCTCAAAGCTATATCAAATTAACTGATAACAAATTCGTATCTGGTCAAGGTAGAGAATTACGTTTAGGTGGATATTTCAATACTTACGAACACGTTGATGGTTACACTATCAATATTGTAACTAATCGTTTGTATGATGATGGTCCTGCTTCTAAAGGTTTATTCCACCCTAAAACTGGTTTACCTTTAGAGTCTTATCGTATGACTTTCGTTGATAGTTCAATCTATGATGGTGTTTCTAACATCTCAATGGTTACTAAAAAAGGAAGAGGAATGGTTAGAGCAATGGTAAAAGGTATGAATGAAGTATCTCCTAGCTTACAAGGTAACGATACTGTTTCAACAGATAAAGATGCAAGTTCATTGCATATGTTGAAAACAGGACAAGTAGTTCTTAGACGTTTCAATACATCTATTGACTTACAGTGTGTATCTGGTTTATAATTAAAAAAGGTAGGGTGTAATAGCCCTACCTTAATATTGCGAGTTAGAGAAGCGGTATCTCACTAGCCTCATAAGCTAGGGATCGGGGGTTCAAGTCCTTCACTCGCAACAAAATTTTAAAGAAAAATGAAAAGTAGAAAAGTAAGAATCATGAGAAAACAAGTTAAAAGATACGGGTTTCCCGATACTTTTGCTTATGAAACAGTTGTAGTATTGTCTAGTTTTATGGACAGAAACGGTAACGTTTTTAGACCTTTAACTTATGAGCAAGAAGATTTGTTAATGCCAGTAATCGTTAACCTTAATCCAAAAGATGTAGGTTTTAGAATTGCAGTATCAAACTACTACAAAAACTTAAGAAAGAAAGTAGAATTTCAAGGTGCAGAACTAGAGATCGGTGAAGATTCTCAAGGCCAGCCCTTAAACATCGAAGATTACTTAATATGGAAAATGGCTTTAGCTCATCCTTATACTGGTAAAACTAAAGATGAGTGTGAAAATAATAAAATGTTACAGTTCTATATAACTGATCCAGAAGCAGAAGATGAAGTTAAATCTTCTGAGTTAGAATCTGAGACTAAAGCAATGGTTGAATTTGCTAAGTTAGTTGAAGACGAAAACAAATTAGATCTAGTAATTAGAAACGTAATTATTAAATATCCTGAGATGGGAAGCTTAACAGAATTGTTAGCTCTTACATCTAAGAAGAAACAACTTAAAATAAGTGAATTAGTAAAAAAAGATGCTAAGTACTTCTTGGAAATAGTTTCTGATAGGGATTTACAATACAAAGCAGAAATCATGTCAATGGTTGAAGGCAGTATATTAGTAAAAGAAGGAAATAGATTTTTAAATGGTAGTAGTAATTTAGGTAGCTTAGATGGTACCATTGCTTGGATGAAAGACCCTAACAACTCTTCAGAGTATGTAGTGTTACAAGCAAGACTACAAGAATTTGGAATTCCTTTAAAAGAATTTAAAAAGGTAGCAAAGGCAACTAAATAATGGATATAACCGAAATGCATTTAAATATAGATCTGGAGTTAAATAAACTTAACTCCAATCTATATGAAATAATTCTTCCGCAAGAAAAGGATTATTTTTTAAATAGGGCACAAGAAAGAT